CATTGGAAAAGTCCACGGCACCCAACTGCGCGGTAATGCTTTCCTGCATAGCACGCAACTGGCTGCGGATTTGGCGACGGAGTTTGGCATCGTAGCGCAGCAACGAAATGTTATGCCGGACTAGGCCATCCGATATGCCATCGTTTATCATATTGCTATCCTCGAATCAGCTTTCGGTGTCCGCTACTTGCCGGCCTCGTCATCATCGTCCTCTTCTTCCTCCTCCTCTTCCTCTTTGTCATCATCGTCTTCTTCCTCCTCGTCCAATTCATCGGGAGCAATAGCACCGAACGTGGCCGCATCATCTTCCAGGAACTTGAGCTCGTCGTCTTCCGTATGCTCGTCGGGATACATGCCGCCCTGCTGCATTTTGAAGAAGAACGATTTGAACGACATTCTGCCAGCCTGCAAGGCCGCCAGCAATTGTGCAAGCATCTCCGGGGCCATGCCTATCCGCACGAACTCGGTATTCAACTCGATCGTAATGGTGCCCATGCTCGGATCCCATTTAGCTAGTATCTCCAAGGCCTCGTTTATCCCGGCCGATACTCCGTTCGCTACGCTGGCCAATACACTGTGCTCTCCTGCACTGCGCATCTCATGCGTCTCAAATGCCTCGGCCGACTTCTTCTGCTCCTCCAAGAATCGGGCGCCCAGTATAGCCATCTGTTGCTGCTTCTCAGAGATAGCATTTTCCAAAGCACTCAAACCCTGGCCGCTGAATTCCAGCATGCCTATCTTCACCTGCTGTGCATCCACGCCGGATATTACCCAAGCACTGCTACCACCAATCACCAAGTCCGACATCTCAGACAGACCGATAATGTAGGGCGTAGGCAGTGCAGTAAAATGCCTGCCGTGCTCTAAGTCAGCACTGGTGCGATAATGCGACATATTGACGCTGGCCAGCCCTTCCATGGGAGGCTTCTGTTCTTCCTCGTCTGCATCACCGGAAGTAATTACCACAAACGGTATCGAGTCCATTGCAGCGCCTCGCACGGCCGGAAAGATTGTATCGTGCAGCGTAAACTCATCAGCCCTTGCAGCCGCACCTACTAGGCCAGGCATGTCTGTCGTCTTACGCCATATCTGTACCCGGTAAACGTTCTGCTGCTGGGGATCAAACAACACTACGGGCGCATTCTCAGCGTTCGCAAGTTCGGCCATGGCAATTTCCTTGGTCACCAACTCCAATACGCGCCATTGCTGCTTGTCCGTAACCTTAAAACGATCGTCGTCCGCAACCTCGCCAAACGTTTCCTCCAACACAACACGGACCAGCACTTTCTTGCCATCCGCGTTTATGTCGTACTCCCAGTTTATAATTGACTCGGCCGTGTAGCCTACCAACCATGGGTTAGCAGTGTTGGAGATAATCGGCGGCAAGTCGGCAAGTATTCCGTACTTATTCATCATAAGCACTTCCTGCATTACCACGTTCGCAAAGCCGTCCAGCGACAAGTTGTTTTTGGTTATGCGTTTGAGGATTCCATCCTTGGCCGTCTGCTTTGCTTCCACTGTCGGGTTCTTGCGCAGCACCATACCAACGAGGCCTTGCAATGTGCGCCGAGTAGCTTCATAAAACAATGCCCGCAGCTTGTAGGCGCCGTATTGCGTCTCCCCTTGTTTGTGCAGCTTCGGAAGGTAAGTAGTGCCGGCCAATTTGACGGCGTACTCTCCCTCCACTGCATCCCTCACCATCGTCCAGCGTGGGCGTAGCTTTTGGTAGATGTTGTGTTGCGCGTTTACTGTTGGCATTGCGGTTCTCCTTAAAGACCCTGGATAGTAGTAACGGCCACCCTGGGCTTGGTTACCGGATAAAGGTACGCGACGGGATACCCCAGCGCGTCTAATAAATGTGACATCTGTTTCTGCTTTAAACGCAGTTCGTGCGTGTAGCTGTGCATGTACTTCTGGATTCGCTTGCAGGCCGGGTCTATTGTCAACGTTGCTCGGCCTCCCACCGGATTCAGCTTGCCGTTAACACTGTTCTCCCTGTCTCGTATTTTCGGGTTGGCCGACTTGCTTATGACCTCGAACTTTTCACGCAGTATTGTGAAGTCGGAGGTACCTGCTGCGGCCGATGTATGTCGGCTTCGTCCACTAGCGTCCGGGTAAACAGTTCGTATGCGTAGTCGGCCATCCTTGTCCAAGTAATTGCGTATCTGTCCGAGGATGGCTTCCTCGTTTGTGTTGCTGTTGTCCATCGATAGCATGTCTACCATGTACTGGGTGTCTGCATTCTCAATTTCGATCTCGGCAACTATGTGTACGTGCTTACCGTTCCGCCAAAACACTACGGCCGACATTGGGTCTACGTTGAAGTCCATGCCTACCTCTAATTCGTGGCCTGGATCCTCGAGCCTTATAACGTTGCGCTCTTTACTGAAGCCGTAGTAAATGGCTCCCTTGCTGAGGTTGAGGAATTGCCCTTCTAAATAGGCCTGCCGCATCTTGTCCGTATAGCCGGCCAGCAGTGTATCAAAGTACTGCTGAGGTAGCGCTTTATTCTGCAACGTGCTGACGTGTTGCACGGCTATATCGTATCGGTTTTGGTCTTCGCCCTCGCAGATGTCATAGCCCCAATTTAACTGCTCGGGCGTACCGAGTAGGCCAATCTCTCTGTGCTTTGCTCGAGGCGCTCGAACCCTGGCCAGCATTTGCTCAAACACTTTCACATCCTGGATAAAGGGTTCGTCGATTGTGGCCGACCCAATATTCGGGCCTTTAAGACTGTCCGGCTCCTCTCCCGAGCCCAGCCATATAATCCCGGTCCGGCCTTTGTGCTGGATCCGGAACTCATTGTCGCTTTTGTTGTACTTGTAGGTAAGGCTTGGGTCGATTGTTTTCTTGCCGTCCAGTAACTCCACAAGCGTAGGCACCACCGTTCGCTTTGCCACTTTGTAGGAGGGACTTACCCAGAAGTGGGGCTGGCCGTTGTTGTACAGCGACAAGGCAATTGCTTTCTTGCTGCCGATCAACGTTTTGCCAGCCCCATACCCGGCCACCATTGCCTTAATGAAATTGGGTGCATTCCACCACGTGCGTTGGTGCTCAAACATGCCGCCCTTCAGCACGTTCCCCTTCTCATCAATTTCCGGGTCTTCCATACGCCAAAACTTCGGCGCATTACTGTGCCGAGGTGGCCTGCGCTTCTTACGCAGTGGTATTACATTTGCTGCGGCTGCCACGTACTAGCCTCCGCCGTGGTTGCAGACAGAGAAAGCGTGTTCAATGAGGCCGAGGTTCTGTACGCACTCTTGCCGGTCTGCATAGCCGTTGCTGGCTATTAACGGTTGCTCGAGGCCGCCGTATACCCGCCAATGCCATAACTCGCTGTATTCCGATTGTTTGATGACAATGCGGAAGTCGGCTATGACTGGTATATCGGGCTTGGGCTTGGGCTTGGCCTCATCAATACTTTGGTGGTAGGCATCCCTCCACCTCTCCGCAGCACCTTGCCATTCCGGCGTGGCTTTTGTCCAGTCCCCGCCGAAAGCATTGGCAATCAAACCCCAGGCCAATTCCAACAGTGTTTCAAGCTTCATGCTGTCACCCCTTCTTCGGTCGGCAGCCACCACTTATGGCTTACCGAATGTCTGCACCTGTAGCAGGTTACAGTGCCGGATGGATGTAAGTGGAAGCGGTTGTGACTGCAACGCGGACAGATAAGGTTGTCGCGCTTGTCTACGTGGCTTTCCTTGGTACGCGGTATGCGTTTTACATCGATGGGAGCAGGCGACGGCACATACCACAAAAACGCCGACACTGCACCACATAGAGACTGGCCGCATTCGATCGTATTGTCGGGAAACAATCGGTGACCCTGGTCTTCGCAATAGCCGCAACCATATACACGCTTACTAGCATCGGGCTTGGCCTCCTCCGACCAGGGATGGTCGGATCCATTTATCTGTACAACGATGCTCATGCCTTTCCCCTTTTAGGATCCAGCAGTATCTGCGCGGCCATGTCGTGTGTATAGGCATCGGACTCCTCGGGCTGGATCCTAGCTCCGTGTACCTCTGCCAGCTTCCGTGCTGCATTGAGGAACGTATTGAGACCGAACACTATCCCGGTAGGCCGATACAAAGGCTCCGCGTGCTCATACTCCGTGCCTTCCCAATATTTGTAGGCAGTTCGATATTCGTTCTCTGTTGGGAATACCAACAGCACCTCGACCCCAGAGGGATCAGTCTCCGATTGCCGAGTAACCAACAACACGGCACCAGCATTCTCGTCGTCGGTGTGCATGAGAGCATCATTCAAGATGCCCTCAAACACTTCCGGCTGGCCGATTGCTAGCTGCAAATTGGTGATCGGCTTAGTCACTATCGGTCACCGTCACTGTAGGATCGGAAGGCGCGTCCCACTCTGCCTCGGCCGATACTACGACGGCATTCGAAGGCGTGTTTTGATCGTCGTACGTAATTACCTGGTAATACATCATTCCAGGTTGCACGTTTTCGAACACCATTTCGTGGACGCCCTCGCCTGCCACTGCATCGTGGTAAGACCAGTCAAACTCCGGGTTAGATCGGAGCGATACTTCTGTCCGGTCGATAGGCCGCTGCCGCGGGCTAGGTGCATCTACTTCAATTGTCAATGTTCTCGTCGTCATCTTCATACTCCACTGTAGGACTGCTAGGTACCTTGTACCCAAACAGCCAGTTTATTAAGTCCCAGAACCACATGCTGCAAACAGGATATTCGCATCGGCACCTGCCGCGAATTCCACGTCCTCCTTTTCAACTCGGTAATAACCGTTCACGCTCATTGTCTCATCGCACGCACTGCCTACCGCTACCCAGCCTACCTGGTAAGTGCTGATAACCTGGCCACTCTGTGCATACGTGTAAGCGGATAGATTGTCTGGGTCCACAACAAGGTTG